TAAACGCCGCGCTAACCTCTTTCGGAGGCGCACTTGTTCATTATGTATACTTATTTCATGGGCGGGACCGCTAAACACTGTCCTGCGTCCTACGGCGTTAGGTTCATTTCTTTTTCTCTTTTGTAAGCAGCTCAACGGAGCCGACGTCTGTCTCTCCCGCCATCACGTCATCGTAAGAGGGCAACTTACCTACATAACCTGCTAGGACAGGAAACCCTCTATTTCTTTTTTCAACAGGTTTGCTAAACATCTTGGCACTGTGCCACTTCCGAGTCAGGTCGCCCGAATCAGACCCCCATAAGAGAGGTTTGAAAGAAGGGCAATCATGTCTGGTGGCGGAAACAGCTAGATGAAAACGCATAGCAGCCTGCTTTGCACTGGTGACGCAAAACTCCGTTCTCCACTTCCAAGAGGCTAATTCACGAAGGTTGACGACCTTATCCTCATCACTTAACTCGACGGGGTCAACAAACTCACAACCAGAGGCAGTGAGTGAGAGACCGTTGGAGATAGACAAGGAAGGTACTGGTGTGTGAGTTAACGTCGTGCTGAGACCGAATTTCTTGGTAGCACGATAAGCCAGGGGCCCACGGAAGCCCAAGTCATAAGTCGTGATTCCCAACGGCCTAATTTTTCCTATGTTCCAGCTGAACCAGGCCATCGCTGCTCTAAAGCGATACGAGCCTTTCAAACCAGCAATAAAATCAGAAAATCCCTTAGCGAGAGAATCGAGCGATTCACACTCCCGTAACATCCCCATGCGCACAGTCTGAACCACGACGTAACGTTTGCCTCGGCGAACGCACAAAGTGGAATTAAGAGAGCCATGCAAGGGAGAAACGGAAGTTTTCGTCCGCTCGACCTCTAACGAGAGACTACCTACTGTATTCATCCAGAGCGCACTGAAGTGCGGTCCGGAACGAAAAAGTATGTCGTCTCCGTTGATCAGACATGGGAAATCGCTGCAATCGATTCCAACAGAATGCCCCGAATACAAAAAGGCGATTCTGTTCTGTATACACAGAAGAGGAAAAGAAAGCATAGATCCCATCATCTGACCACGCGTAGGAGAAAAATCATCAATGCCGTGTTCTAGGTTGTATAACGTTGGACGGAGAATTGACATAGCGTAAGCCTTCAAGGAGCCCGGCACAGAGACCGTGTTCTTGAGCAGCTCGTCCATGATCGCTTCAGCAACCTCAATGGAGAGGTTGTCTGTAGCGGACTTGTAATCTCCGGAAGTCAACGTTTCACCTTCACAATAAGAAAAACCGGCCGCCCTCAGTTTGTCCGACGTAAAGTCGCCTCGACAGAGCCAAGAAAACCGGGAAATGTGTCCATAGATAGCCTTATGCAAAGGTTTCAAATGGAGCGCATCAGCGGAGAACTTGCTCAAAGGTCGAGGTTTACCAGCGGACTGAACAACAGTGAGATACGAAGAGGTGGACAGCTTACGGTCAACTCCCTCAAGACAAGACCCTAAAAAGTCAGCTTGAGAGAAGCTATTGCCCTTGGATAAAAACCCATGGGCGCCGCCAGCACCTCTACGATTTTCTACACATGCCGAAACTGGGGGATCAACGGTCCCAACAAAACCTTCGTACGAGGACGAATCCCAACCGTGGGGAAACATCTCACGCACAACTCTACGAACAAAAGAAATATAGCCTGAAGGAAGG